TTGTGAATGACTGGAAAGAGCCGCACGAATTTTCGGCCGGCAGCGTGTTTCACCTGCTGGAGCCGGATATTAATCAGGAGCTTTACGGCTTGCCGGAATACCTCAGCGCGCTCAACTCCGCCTGGCTGAATGAGGCGGCTACGCTGTTCCGCCGCAAGTATTATCAGAACGGCGCGCACGCCGGTTATATCCTTTACATGACCGATGCGGCGCAAAGCAGCAGCGACGTTGACCGGATGCGGCAGGCGATGCGCGACACGAAAGGGCTGGGTAACTTCCGTAACCTGTTCATGTACGCGCCGAACGGTAAGCCGGACGGCATCAAGATTCTGCCGCTAAGCGAAGTCGCGACGAAAGACGATTTCTTTAACATCAAGAAGGCCAGCCGCGACGACCTGTTAAGCGCGCACCGCGTGCCGCCGCAGATGATGGGGATTATCCCGGACAACTCCGGCGGGTTCGGGGATGCGGTGAAAGCGTCTCAGGTGTTTGTCCGTAACGAACTGACACCATTGCAGGAACGTCTGAAGGAAATTAATAACTGGCTGGGCGAGGAGGTGATCACTTTCCGGCCATATGAGCTGGAGCAAAAGATAGCTTAATTAAGTAGCTCATTGAAAGCGACCTTCTAAAAGTGTCGCTTTCGCATAATCTTATAATATCTTTTAGATATAGCCCACTTTACGTTAAACCAAAACTCACCTAACCGATCTCTTTTAGTCATATTCAAATCACGATGCTCCGTTCTAATTGAATAGAATATTTTTAAGTATGGATCGTCAACTTTCTCTTCAATGTCTTCGCAGGTATGCATATTTACCCTCTCAAGAGCAATGTAGTCTCTCCTCACAACGGCTGGGCTTCTAAATGCGGTATCTTCCCACGCTTTCCTGATATCGGAGCTAAAAAAAGAAAGATTTTCCTTAACGTGGCCCATCACACGACCAAATCTTTCACTAAACTCTTTATTTTCTAGGCACATAACAGGTGACTGATTAACACTTAACTCCAGATCCCTTTCTCGCGCATATTTATGGTATTCGTCTGAAACCTTTTTATGAAATGCTATCTTTTCTTCTTCACTCTGAAAAGAGACATATTCATAACCTGTGGCATTATACATTTGCTCAATCCAATGTAAGCCAGCGTATTCGTTTACAGCCCTTTCGAGAATCTTATCATCTGACTGGTAAGGAGCTTCAAACTTTGACTTGTAATCAAATAAAAGCAGATCGCAAACATCGTGATAAATTTTATCATAGACCCTAAGCTTCTCAATCCGCCTTGAGATTTTAGCTTGTCGTATCGTATTGAGGAAGCCTAAGCATGAAATTAAAAAACCACCTATAGAAATATATAATGATAACTGATTGTCGTTTTTCACTTTTTCTGTTTATCCATAGCATTAAAATTCAACCAGCAGCTTTATGGTTTCACTTGGCTGTAAAAGATAAATCATATCAACTTCACTACACACATACAGGTGCAACTTAGAGCCGTACGCATTGTAAAAAATTTTACCGCAAAGACTCAATAGTTATACCCTACAACACAGCGCCTTTCATATAGCCACTGATGCAACTTGTGCATACATGTTTGCCCCCTCGCGCGCAATGCTATCCCCGCCACGCCTGCCCGCTTAATGGGTCGCTTTTAATGCAAGTGCATTTCTTGAGAGAGTGCGCGCCGTTACTGGTGTCGTTAGGTCTTAACATACTGAAAAAATTAATGCGAATCCATGCACGCTATGTATGCATTGAGGTACTTAGGTACCTATTTTTCCTTATCGTCACTTTTTGGACTTTTGAACAGTCCACTAACTACAAAACCAACTAACCCAACAATGCTAATAGTACTTGTTCCCATCAAAGCAATGATCACTTCTTTTTCAGGTTTACCATCATTTCTTGCAACGTATAAAAAAACTATGAAGGCAACAAAACCACACCAAAACTGCATAAATCGAAATGTGGAAGTGGCCATTTGAAGCCTCAACCTATTATCGATATTTCTGCCACGAGCTTTAGCATTATTGTTACGAGTTTCAGCTTTAAGAGATTCTACTTCTTCACTAAGTTTGCTGTTCTGAATCTGCTGTCGATCAAGTTGCCATCTAACTGTGGCGTTATCGAGATCTTGAATTTCATCAATATTTTCTTGGCTAGGTGAATCAAAGGCCTCAGCCTCTTCTTCTGGTGATGGGATAGCATTTGGATCTATGTCTATCGAATTCTGAGGGGGGGAATTTGTTTTCCCCTTGAAGGGATAGCCATGCAGTAAAGCAATCGTGGTGAGTAGAGTATCTTTAAGAGCAGTATTATCGCTTTTTTTTTGGTCTGTCATTAGCAGTTAGCCTCGCAACGTTGCGAGGCTAATTCTAATCAAAAGTCATAGGCCTTGGCAAGAAAGGTCTCGCTGAATAAGTCTTTTATAATAATCCTTAATCAGTTCATTGCTTATGATTTTTTCATTAACAGCCCATGTCTTAGACCACGGAGTGTTGGGCCGGTGTGTGAATTCAGATAGCTGTATACCCGATAACTTGCCATAAGTATCGTAAACGGACTTAACCAGAGCCTTAGCTCCGGCATCTAAAGGACGATCATTTACATTAAAATGACCTTCAACGGGCAGTGAACGGAAAGATTTAAGAGCATCATAAACGACTGGAATAACTGGACCATATTTCCAAGCGCAGACTGGCTCACTCAGCAATGGAGAGTCTTTGCATGCCAAACTTACCCCATGCGCTATGTAAAGTAACTTTTGCAATTGCATATGAGTAAGCTGATTGCCATTATCTTGTTTCGCAAACTCAATGAATTGGTTTACGACCTGCAGTGGATTGTACATTTTGCACCCTCCAGATTTAATTTGTTATCCTGTTGAAAAACAGAAACTTTATTGGTCTTATGCATAGTTTCGGTTTCATTCTTATACTACTTATACCCTAGACAGGTAGCTACGGCAATAAGTTCCTCTCATGAGAGGCGCAAAGATTATAGTCATGTGTTCAAAGAAAAGCAAAATCATAGTGTCATTTATTACTATCTGTTTTATAAGGTTTTTTCATGGCTGTTCTGTCCCATTAGCAGAAAAGATAAAATCTTGTTCAGAGCATTGTTCTGTATCGCTATTCACCAAATCCGCAATGATGGTAAGAGCCAGTTTCAGGTCTGAAGGCTTGCAGTTTGCAATCAAAGAAACCTCCGCGATGAACTGTACGCATGCCATCTTTTTATGAATTTGGTTTGATTCCTGAACCGTCATTTTCCCTCCCCGATCTGTACTGTGTATTTATACAGTACCATAGCACTAGTAAGTTGAGAAATGAAAAATATTTAGTTTCTTTAGTTTTTATCCTATTGATATGAAACAAGTAAATCTAAGGTTTTTTTAGAGCTATCTTCTCACGAAGCGTAGTTATATGAACGTCGGCTATCTGGTTTTGTTGTTCTACTCTGTAGATTAAGGCCTTTCATCGCGATATTTTTCAGCTAAACGATTAAAGCGTTCTAATACATAAGATTTTTTCGGCTCCGGTATCGGGCGTACCAACTCACCATTCGGCAGGCTGCGAAACAAACAACCGGCGATTTTAGTCTGCGTGCCGCCAATCAGACGCACGGCCATTCCCCGGCTGATGGTTTCACCGCTTAAATCTTTCACCTGGGCTATTACGCTGTCGCACGCAGCTTCGATTTTGCCAGACCTCCTCAGCTTCAGATGCCGCTTTTCTGGCTTCTGCGCTCTTATCCGGCTTAAAAGCTGACGCCGTTCCTTCCTACTCATGCCGTCTAGGTCGATTTTTTCGAAACTTTCCGGTGGATTTGCATCCTCAGATCTCAAACCTCCCGTACAGTTATTGACAGAACTCCGAGAGGACGCGGACGCGTCCTTAAATTCAAAAGCCAAATCAACGGCGCGTTTCGGAACAATCTTCCATTGCATCAGGCGGGTTAAGATCGGCGTATCGTCGCCAACGTCAGTTGCGTAAACACCCTTGATACGCACGGTTTCCTCTCCGTATTCATTCATGTCTTCGCTTGCCTGATACCATGTGCGCACAGCCAGCTCGTCGCGACGCACAAACGGGCCACCCTGCGCGTTAACGTATCCGGCCCAGTCTCCTGCGTCGGCTGCGTCATGCGCGGCAGCAAACTCAACGCTTAGGCCGTGCGCGGTTTCGCTGTCTGCCATGCGGCGCAGCTCGCGGTAAACCGTGACCGGCGCACCGCCCACAAACTGAAATTGGCGGATGTGCCAGCGTGCCGCCCAGGCAGAAACTGCCGAGGCGGTTTCCTTAAGGTCTTTGCCGCTTTCGTCGTCTGTCTCACCATCCAGCGCATAGCCGTCGATATTTTTGGAAATGTATTTAGCAACGTAACCTGTTGCGCTACCTTTCTCCGGGTCGATAGCTTCGGCATGAAAGCGGGCCTTACGGGCCTTGTCGGTCGTCAGCTCGCTGCTGTCTTCCTGCCAGGCGTAGTCGCGCATAATCTCGCGCACACGCTCAGCCTGCTCCGGACGCATAAACATGAGCATGTGCCAGTGCGGAGTCGCATCATGATGAGGCTCAGCAACGCGGATCCCGAAGATGCGGATTTCTTCGCGGTGCAGCTTG